TCAACGGGGCCAAGAAGAAGAGCATCGAGCACAAGAACCACCTCGGCATCGGCCGTTTCTATGCCAAAAATGAAAAGTACCGTACCGAGAGCAAGAAAATCAGCGATGAGTTCAACGATACCTACGAAGATCACGAATATTATTCTTGGGACCAACTGATTGCAGAGGACATGCTTGATGTGAGAGAGTTCAACAACACCCTCCACCCGAACCAGAAGAAATATCCGGGCATGACACGTTGGGACGTGTTGGAAAAGAACATGAACCCGACCCTCCAGCCGCTTGACAAGGCCATGCTCTACCGCTTCATCGGCGAACACGTACAGACCAGCATCCGCCGCAACAGCTACTGCCGCATCCAGTACAAGGATTATTGGCTCAGCAGTCCGGAGGTGCTCGACCGCCTGGAACCGAACAATCTGAAGGTGGATGCCTACTACCTTCCGGATGATGACGGTGACTTTGATGAAATCTATATCTACCAGAACGGAAAGTTGATTGACAGGCTGAAGGACATCGGTACCTTCAATGAGGCATTGGCCGAACGGACGGAAAAGGATGTCCATATCATGACGGAACAGAACAAGCAGATAAGCAAGTTTGATGCCATGATGAAACGGGATGCCATCGCCCCGGTTGCCATCATGAAGAAGGAAGCAGCCAAGCAGATAGCGGAAGTACCGGTCAAGGCCGTACAGCTTCCACCAACCGATGATGAAGCAGCGTTCCTTAACTACAATGTGGAGCAATACCGGAATACAGGAAAGGAAGCCTTATAACACTATTTGAATAACATTAAAACAGCAATATAATGGAAGTAACGAAAGAAATCAAGCAGCGTATTTTAGCTGAAATAAAAGTCAACCGTGAGAACTATCCGAGTGACAACAAGCATGCCGCAGCCCTCGGCATTTCGGCCAGCGTTTACAATGCCCTAAAGAAAGGGATTACCGACAAGCAGGTAAGCGATACCAACTGGATTTGCATAGCCCGACGGCTGAACGTTTCCCTTGCAGATGAAATGGAATGGAAGGCTGCCGAAACACCGACCTACATCTTCATTACGGAACAGCTCACCATGTGCCAGGAAAGCGGAGTATCCGCCATTCTTTGTGACATGGCCAACATCGGAAAGACGTTCACGGCCCGGACATACGTGAAATCCCACCGGAACGCTATCTACGTGGATTGTTCGCAAGTGAAGAGCAAGATCCGTCTGATAAGATTCATTGCCCGCGAGTTCGGCATCAACACGAACGGACGCTATGCTGACGTGTACGACGATTTGGTGTTCTATCTGAAGACCCTTGAAAATCCGCTTATCATTCTGGACGAAGCAGGCGACCTGCAATATGAAGCCTTCCTTGAACTGAAAGCATTGTGGAACGCCACCGAACGTTGCTGTGCTTGGTATATGATGGGTGCTGACGGTTTGAAGGAGAAAATCAACCGCTCCATTGAATGCAAGAAGGTGGGCTATACCGAAATGCTTTCCCGTTATGGTGACAAGTACAGCAAGGTAACACCGGATGACGGCAAGGAACGTGAGATTTTCATGAAGGCACAGGCCGCCATGGTGGCCAAACTGAATGCACCGGCAGAAACGGACATTGTAACGGTGGTGAACCGTACAGGTGGAAGCCTACGCCGTGTATATACTGAAATTGAAAAACTGAGAAAGGGAGCATGATATGGGCTTGAAGAGAATCTATCAATTAGGAATGGAATACCAATATGCAGCACACACGCTGCTGCTATGGGAAGAGGGTGAATACCCTTGCGACATGCGTTTCCGTAGGGCAAGAACAAAAGGTCTTATCGTGGTGGAGCTGGACGATATGGAACTGGCCAACAAGATTGCGGCGGCCACCCGTTGCAAGGTAGCATTCAGGGAGGTTAGAGTATGAAACGGGCCTATTCACCTACTGAGGTACAATCCATGACGAACCCTTGTTTCCCTTTCGAAGGGGAATGGGAAGCGGCTTTTGGACGGCCGGCCACCACTGGGACTTGGATTGTCTGGGGAGAAAGCGGCAACGGGAAAAGTGCCTTTGTAATGAAGTTGGCCAAATATCTGTGCCAATGGTGCAAGGTGGCTTATGACAGTCTGGAGGAAAGTACAGGTTTGTCTTTCCAGAATACGCTGAACCGTGAACGGATGCACGAGGTGAACCGTCGTTTCCTGATATTGGACCGTGAACCGATGGAGGAACTGAGCGAACGGCTCTCCAAACGCCGTAGTCCGGAGGTGGTCATCATAGACAGTTTCCAATATTCGGGATTAACATACGCCACCTATAAGGCCCTGAAGGAACGTCACCGGAACAAGCTGCTGATATTCGTCAGCCATTGTGAGGGATTAAAACCGGAAGGACGTGCAGCCAAGAAAGTGGCCTATGATGCCGATGTAAAGATATTCATTGAAGGGTTCCGGGCTGTCTGCAAAGGACGCTTTATCACCAAGCCGGGAAATCACTTCACGATATGGGAAGAAGGAAGTGCACAATATAATTTGGGCAATATAGAGGAATAACAAGATGAAGACACGTAATTATGCAAGGTTCTATGTCCTGCTAAACAGGATGCCATCAACGGACAGAGAGGAGCTGAAATCCGGGCTGATACGTCAGTTCAGTGACGGACGGACAGATTCGCTGAAGGAACTGACCGACAAGGAGTACACAGCCATGTGTGACGAAATGCAGCGTCTGATAGGCGGTGACAAGGCAAGAGAAATCTATCGGGAAGAACTGAGACGGAAACGCTCTACCGTTCTTCACCTGATGCAGAAAATGGGAATTGACACCTCCGATTGGGACAGGGTGAATGACTATTGTCTTCATCCGAGAATAGCTGGAAAGGAATTCCGCAAGCTGACGACCGATGAGCTGGATGTGCTGGCCATCAAGTTACGGATGATCCGCCGCAAGGATATGGAAAAGGACAACAATAACAAACTTCTAAATTGATGAGGCTATGAAACCGAGACAATTCGTCGATGACGTGATGCGGTATATCCGCGAAATGACAAGTTCCTTGAGTGAGGAAGAATACAATGAATATCTGGAACAACTCATATTCAAGCTTGAAGATGAACGCCAGTTATGCAACTGGGATGATCCGGAAGAATGAAACGAAATAATAACCTCTAAAAAATTACAGAAATGGTAAGAGCTAAAAAAACAATCATCAGCGGCGTAAGCCGTGAAGCGGCTGAAACAGCATTCGCAACCTATGCCAAAGCTGAAGCCCAACGTGCTAAAATTACAGCAGACATTGAACTGCAATGTGCCAAAATCCGTGAGAAGTATGCTTCCCGCCTGACCGAACTTGATGAGGAAAAGAAACAAGCATTCGACACCCTCCAGGCATACGCAACGGAGAACCAGGCAGAACTTTTCACCAAGAAGAAAAGCCTTGAAATGGCTCATGGCGTGATAGGATTCCGTACCGGTACCCCGAAGCTGAAGACCTTGAAAGGCTTCACTTGGGCAAGTGCCCTCCAGTTGGTGAAGGAATTCTTGCCGGGCTATATCCGCCAAACAGAAGAGATAGCCAAGGACAAGCTGTTGGCCGACCGTGAGGCGGAATCCATGCCGGCACAAATGGCCAAGTGCGGTATTCAGGTTGCCCAGGACGAAAGCTTCTTCGTGGAACCGAAAACGGAGGACATCGACTGATGGAAATGCTGTCCGGTATGGAACTGGTACGAACTGAGTATCGCTATAGCCCCAAGGGGAAGCGATGGGCAGTGTACCGGGAAGAGACTTGGAAGGACAAAGGGTGCTCTCCTCCGGGGGAGTTCACCCTTGGCTCCAAAATCGGGGAGTATGCCACACGGGAAGAAGCAAGACGTGAAGTCTATCGATTGAACGGTTGGAAAATGAAAGAGAAAAAGGTATGAGCAAGAAATATCCGATGTTACTTATTACCCCTCCATTGTTCCCGAAGGAACATCCGACAGAGCGGGAAGAATTCAACGGAATCACCTGCAGCCATTGTCATGGGAACGGTTGGTTCTGGGGACGGGATGACTTCAATGAACGTGTCAAGGTCACTTGCCCCGTCTGCAAGGGAAACAAGAGACTCAAGGCGGTAGTAACGGTTCAATGGGTGGCTGATGAGCAGTCATGACAGGGTACTAAGCCCCCTGTCATGACTTCCTGCAAGACAACTATCTCGGTCGTCTCCGGCAATGTTCACGGACTTTTTCAACACGTCCGAAACGGATACGTTGATAGGCTCGAACAAATACCGGCTTTTGTGCAGGACACTTGATACCTGATTTCATATTTTTTAACAGTAATCAGCTATGGTTTTCTGATTGCTCATAAGCAAGGTTATCAAGTGTTTTGAGGCGTCTTTTTTTATGTTATTATGAAATTGTATAATTTTTAGATTATAAATTGAATATGTTGAATCGATTTTTAGGAAAGAAAAAGAAACAGGAACCGGTGGAGAAGAAGCCGGAACCTACCAGTGAGAGAACAATCGCACCGCACGTGGTGGTATGTAAAGTATGTTCAGGAACAGGAAAACTTGAGGGAGAAACCTGTTGGCAGTGCAACGGTTCCGGACGTGTGATTGTATCGCATGAAGTGAAGACCTTCGTTTCGGCTTATGTGCCGGAGATTGTGACACCTTAAAAAAAGAAGCAGGCGAAAGCCTGCTTTTATATTGTTGTAAGAGTTTTCAGAAGAGGGGATTCGAACCCCCGGAACCCTTTACAGGTTCACCTGATTATCAGTCAGGCGCCTTAAGCCTCTCAGCCACCTCTCTGGTTGCAAAATTAATGATATTATTTAAAATCCCAATAAAATTTAATCAAAATTCTCCCCACGTCATTAGATGTGATACAACATTACCTTCAGAATCCCTCTCCACGTTTAAAGATTCTTCTAATGTTTTTTGGTCCTTTTTTAATTTCTCATTCTCATCAAGCAATACCCTAACCTCGTTTTTAAGGCTTTCATTTGTGTTTTTTAAAGATGTTATTTTATTTACAAGCTCTTTTTTATCCTTATAAGAGGAATAATAACCATATAGACCAAGAAGTAATGTAATTAGAAGGCCAATGGCAATACACCAAATGCCAATCCGATCATCTCTAAATGTCCCATACACCGCTACAGCTGTTGATAAAAATAAAAACACAATCAAAATTTTGTTTTCTTTTAAAAATCCCATATTGAACTAATATTAAAGTTTTGATTTACAAAAATAGAGATATTTTGTGTATGGAACTTAACAAAAGGACTAATAATTTAATTTATCCGGCCTTTTGTTTTGATGTAGCCCCGTTTCTGCATAACTTTGCAGTACAAATCCTTAATTCCATGGCATACGCAGGCTGTTCATACGAAAAACGAGTTATCGAGGTCAACCAGATATACGACGAATACGCCAGAACCGGGCTTTCCAACCGGGAAATCTGGCGTAGGTACATTTGGCCTGTATATGGCATTTCCGAAAAGACATTCTACAACTATATCAATGCTGCAGCCAATCCGAAGGTCATACAGAAGCAGGAGGTCGTCCAGCTCAACCTTTTCGGATAAGGATGTCGGGTGGTGTAGGATGTTTTACCAATTCCTTTGAAGCTCCCGACATATCGTATCCCATCGTCTGGAAAACTTCCGTATTGTCAAGAATCTGTTCGTGGTCGTGGCACGGGATGGATGCCGTTCTTCTGATGCTTGAAAAACATTCCCCGTTGTAACCGTGCAGGCACTTGTTTATCTTGTCGAGCAAGTCAAGATGGAAGTCGCTGCCGTCATAACCTTCCGGAAATGCTTCCGTCAGCACATGCAGTCCGATGGTAATGTCCGCATCCTGAAGGCCTCCTTTCTGATGCCGCCAACTGATTTTCCCGAACTCGATGAACACGGCAGGCATCGGGAATACCGATTCCTCCTCGATGAACTCCACCTGCCTGTTCCATAGTCCGAAATGCTTTATCGCGAAATCAGGCTCCGTGCCGGCTTCTTTTATTGAATTGATGTATTCTTCTGTCGTGAAGATAATATCGCCACGTTCGTCAATTATAAGCCTCTTGAGGCGTTTCTTCAAGTCATTGTATAGTTGTCTTCTCATTGGTTGATGATTTTATGAAGTTTGCAGAATGCTTCGAAGTTCCCTTCCACTATCTCGCGGATAATACGGTCGGTATTCTTGCCGTGCCCGATGAAGCGGCGTTCCGGAATCCTGATGACCGAACCGACCTTCTTCAGAGCCATTGCCCGATAGAATTCCTCCTTGCTTGAAAGTTGGCGGTTCCGCTTGTTGTTCCGTTTCTCACCGTCCTTCCGGTATTCGTATTTCCCTTCCGTTTCCTTCAGCTTATGCCAGAAGAACCCCCGCATCTTCTTGGTAACCTTGATTTCACCGCCTTCGTTATGGATACGTGCGTATGGCTTGTGTGAGGAATAGACAAGTTCCATCCCCCTTTTCCGTGAACGGACGCTGCCACGCAATCCGCCTGTACGCTGCATCAGCGTACCCACCCCGTCATCGTATTTCCGTTCAGCCCATTGCTTTTCGTCAAAGAATGCCTGGCGTTGGAAATTGCGGTCGAATTCCTCATCCAAATCAACCTTGATGTCCTCAAGGGAACGGTCTATCACTTCTTTCTTAAAATTTCCGTCCATATTGTTGCGGTTTCAAATTAAATCCGTATATTTGCAAAGAGGATTGACTACACTCTCATGTCGGCCCGCAAGGGTGCAGGCTTCGGGTGCCGGTCAGTCCTCTTTCTTTATCCTTACGTTATAGGCAATAATCCCGGTCGTTATCTTGGCTTTACATTCTAAAGTGACTCCATCAAGCTTTGCTTCAAAAATATGGAAATGGAAATCATGATGTATTCCTTTTTCTACACCCTTGTGTTTTGCCTCAGGCAGCCAATCCTCAATTCGGGTTGCCAGTTTCATGGTTTCCGCCAATCTCCGGTTGTTCTTGTTTTTAGTGAAAGTTTCAGAGAAGAAAGCTTTGTTGACTGCTATTGATTCTCCCAAAGCTTTATTCTTGACATATAAACGTTTGGCCTTGATGCCATCCTCCAGCGTTATTTCGGGAAGATGTCTGTCCGCCCATTTTAATGCTGAAGCGTTTATTTCCGCCCTTTCCTCTTTGGTAAGTCTTTTATCCTTTTCCTTTTGTACCAATTGGTGGATTACTTCACACGCCGAACATAGCTCATTGCTCGGTACCTTAGCCAGTTCCAACCCGTTCTTGCTACAAGTACGGCATTTGCTGATGGTGTAGGAATTGTAAGCCGGATATGCCGCACGCTGCTTGCCCGGGTTGAACCTGAACATTTCCGCATGCTTCCCGGAAACAGCCTTGTCTCCCGCTTCCATAGCCGTCTTGCTGTCCGTTGCCGGATATTTGGCGGCACGGACTTTCACGACCGTACAACGGCAGTTCCATCCGTTGGGCGGATAATACTTGTCCCAGAACGGGTCGTCGGGGGGAAGAGTGATTCCTTCCATTCCGCGGTGTTCCTTGCGGACCTTGCTGTCTCCGGCTGTCCGGTATTGCAACAGGTATCTACCGCCTCCGTCATCCTGCTGTTCCTCCCAACGGGATGCCATCGATGCACTCTGTACGGCAAAGGCGTATTCGGTTCTCAGGTAATGTCTGTTGTAGGTTTCGTTTATCCCTTGAACGTCCTTCGAAAACTGTTCGAACGTCTTCAGATTACCCTCCTTGTCCAACAGCCGGTCGGCGGCCTCCTTCATTTCGTGAAAGGTCTTGAATCCGGAAAAGACTCCGGCACTTTCACGCAGGCTGTCAACCATCGCTTCGGAAGGCGTGTCTTCCTGTATGCCCCGCTCAATTCCCTTTGCCAGGAAAGCGGCCGTTTCTTCCATCAATGCCCGTACCGGCTTTTCCTTCAGCATGGCCGCTCCGAAAATCCGTTTCCCGTGAAGCCATTCCATAGCCCGGTTGAAAGCGGCTGTTATCCCTTCTGTTCCCGGCATGTCCTCCACTGCAAGGGATATGCTGCCTTCACCGTACAGCATCAAGGCTCTCTGATGCAGCCCCGCATAATGGACGGGGCTCAGTCGAAAAAAGGCTGTGCCAGCTTGACGGGTTCCTGTTCCTTCTTGCCGAGTATCTTGATACCATACTTTTCTTCAAACGGTTTGGGGTCACATTCGAAATGCTCAAGCAGCATCTTTTCATACTCAAGCTGCTGTTCGGGTGTATAGTCCACACTGTTGTCCCAATCAAATCGGAGCCCCTTTACCGGAAAGCCGTGCTTCACCATACGCGGAAGCAGCTGGTCGTTCACGATGTCTCGGATGAGGTCTGCATCCTTTTCGATGACGTTCTCGAAAACTTCAAGGTGTACTTCCGATTGCGAATGGCTGCTGCCGTTGTCGATGGTCATTGTCTGGTTCAGGATTCCCTTGCTCAGTTCACTGTTCGCCCTGTCGATACGCTTGTCATAGACATTGTATGCATCCCCTCTGGTCGTTTCCTTGATTTCGATGTCTGTACCTTCGGGGAACAGCCCCCATGCGGCTGCACCCATTGAGGAAAGCATGT